GCGACGGCGTGGACGGTGACATCATCGTCCCGCAGCGCACCGTGGTCACCCCGCCGAGGGCGCACGCGCCGTCATGGAACGGTACGGGCGGCGGTGCTGCGGGCGGCACGCGTTCGGCGGCAGATCCTGCGGCACGGGAGGCGCAGAAGCTCGCCGAGAAGATCGAACGCCTTACGGAAAAGATCCGGCAGAGCGTCACGTCGCTTGCACATGACCTTGTGGGCGAGGTCGGCACGACCTATGAAAAGGGTATGGATGCGCTCCATCAGAAGATGGAGCAGATGCAGGCACAAATCAAGGAGGCGTCCGAGCTCGGCATCGATACGACAGCTCTGCGTGCAAAACTCGACGAATACGCCAACGTTATCAAGGAAAAGGTCACAAAGGCATGGCGCGAGGCTAACGAAGACCTGCGCAGCGAGACGGCACTCACGTGGGCGCAGGTGAATAAGGATGTACGCGCGGAGGCAGAGACGACATATCAGATTGGTGTGACAAAGCTCAACCGTGAGAAGGAAAACCGCCTGAAGGAGGTTGGCCTGACAAAGGACTCCGCCGAGGCGCGTGTCGCTGTGGAGCAGTGGGCGGCGGCTGAGATGGCAAAGCTCGATCGACAGAGGCTCGAAGCCCTGCGCAAGTCCCCGCAGACGACACAGGAAGCCCTCCGCGCAACGCTTGAGGAGCAATACGAGCGCCTGCGCGACGTGGGTGCACAGATGAAGGAGCTGACGGATTCGCTCTTTACATCGATGGCAGACGGATTTACGAGCGGTTTTCAAAACGTCCTCATGGATGGATTCAAGGGGATTCAAGACGCGTTTTCGAATATGCTGAAAAACATGCTGAACGCCATTGTGAAATTCGTGATGAACCAGATGATTACGCGCTGGCTCTCGATGATTATGCCGGCTTTCGGCGGCGGCATCCCTGCATCGCAGGCAAATGCGGCGGTGCCGGGCTTCCGTGCGACAGGAGGCCCCGTCTCGATGGGCAAGGCGTACATTGTCGGCGAGCGCGGCCCCGAGATTTTCCGACCAACGCAACCGGGGCGCATCATGAATTCCTTGTCTGGTGGCACATCTGTGGCGCCGAGCATCCGCGTCATCGTCAACAACAACACCAACGAGCGCATGACGGGCACGGCAGAGACGAAGTTCAACGGCTCGGAGTGGGTCACGTCGATTATGATTGACGCGATCGCAACGAACCGGAACGGAATGCGCGACGTAATCAAGGGGGCGGTGTAATGGACTTTCCGAAGATTGCGCCGCCGATCTATCCGATCAAGGAGACGATTCCGGACACAGCGATCAAGGGTAAACTCGAGAATCAGGTCATCATTGCGCGCAGGCGTTTTACCCGCACACCCATGTCCTTTGAACTCTCGTGGACGGCTCTGCCGGAACAGGACTATGAAAAGCTGCGCGCATTCTATCGCGAGGTGAACGGTGCCGTTTCATTCCGCTGGCCCTACCCTGTGGGCGCGGGCGGGAGTTTCTCCGGTAAGGTGCTCAACGTACGCTTTGACGGGGATTTTTCCTTTTCCTGCACCAATCACGGGTACTGGGAGGGCAGCATCAAGCTGACGGAGGCATAACATGCTCAATCTATCACAGGCAAGTATCATCGAGAAAAATAAAATCTCGACCAGTGGCGTGTGGCTTCTTGCACTCGAAGCGCAGATTCCGGGCAATCCGCTCTATCTTGTCAACAACACGGAAAATTTCACACTCGGAGGCCAGGAATACACCGCCTTCCCTTTCTCACTCGAGGACATCACGGAGGACAGCAAGGAGCTGCCGAACGTAAGGCTCACCGTGTCCAACGTGACGGGAACGATACAGCGCTGCGTCGAGGAGAACAACGGCCTCGGCGGGTGCAAGGTCATCATCCGCGTGTTTCACACGGACATCCCCGATGTTGCCGAGGTCGAGGAGCATTTCGTTGTGACGGGCGTTACCTGTGATGTGGAGTGGGTGACGTTCACGCTCGGCACGGATTTTTCGTTTACACGGCGATTCCCTCCCATCCGCATGATGAAAGATTACTGCCCATTCAAGTTCAAGGGTGTTGAGTGTGGTTATAAAGGCGCTGCGAGCAAGTGCAACAAGACGCTCAAGCGCTGCCGCGAGCTGAAGAATAACGAAAGATTCGGCGGGGAGGCGACAATCCCGCAGGGAGGTCTCTATGCGTCCAACAATCCGTGATTTTGTGGGCAAGACGTGGGCAGAGCTGCCCTGTTGGGAGCTGGTCGCCGCGTACTATGCCGCGCAGGGAATTACTCTGCGCCCCTATACAGACTACTGGATGAGCGGCGCTCCATCGGATGTAGGGCTTTCGGAGTGGACACCGGTGCATGATGAGCCGCGTGAGGGGGATATTCTTGCTATGAATCTCACGGGGCACGCAGCCGATCACGTCGGTATCTGTCTCGGCGGGGGGAAGTTCCTGCACTCCACGGAGTATGCGGGGGTCTGCGTGGAGCAGGTGGAGCGCTATCGGCGGCGCATTATGGGAATCTATCGCTACACAGGAGGAAAGGCATGATACAGCTTGTCATCGTCCGCAACCCCTTCGATGTGACAAAGAAGGAGACGCAGGAGGTTGTATACCGCGAGGCTATGCCTCTCAGTGCGTACTTTAGCGAGCCGGGGGCGTGGCAGTATTCTATCAACGGCGTCCTTTGTGCAGCGGATGCAAGCCCCGCAGACGGAGACTGCGTCGTTGTTGTTCCACACGTCGAGGGCAAAGTGCTCGGCATGATCCTCTCCGTCGGCCTGTCCTTTTTGACGGCGGGCATCGCGGGCGGCGCAATCCTCGGCGGCCTCTCCGTGGGCTGGCGCATGGTGACGGCTATTGCCATCGGCATGATCGGCGGCTCGCTCGTCTCTAGGCTCAACCGTCCACGGATTGACATGAGCAACACAGAGCAGTCGCAGACGTACGGCTGGGGAGGGACATCGACACTCACAGGGCAGGGGCATCCGCTTGCCATCACCTACGGGGCAATGAAGTCGGGCGGCGTCCTGCTCTCACGTCATATCATCAGCGACGGTGCGCGGCAGTATCTCCATCTTCTCTACTGCGCGGGAGAGGGTGAGCTGCAGGACATCAGAAACATCCGTATCAACGAAAATCCCATCAGCAATTACAAGGACGTGCAGGTAGATATCCGTCTCGGGACGAACGATCAGGCAGTCATTCCGAACTTTGCGGACAGCTACGCCGATCAGCAGCTCAACTATGAGCTTTCGCAGGAATGGTCAACGCATGAAGTACAGGGCAACGAGTGTACGGGCATCGAGTTGACTGTTGCGCTGCCGAATGGACTCTACTACAGCAATGACAGTGGCGGGCTTGACTCGACCAGCGTTACACTCGCGGCAGAATGCCGCATCGTCGGCAGTAATGCAGAATGGATGAAGCTGCCTCTCTGCGATACCACGGGGACGGGTGCCTTTCTGACGCGCAGGGGCAATGGTTGGGTGAATTCGATTGATGGGAGACTACCAGGCGGTCACAACGGCGCTATTCGTGATGCGACGAATAAGGCGATCTATCGCGTCTACCGTTTCGAGAACCTGCCGCCGGGGCGGTACGAGGTGCGTATGCGCTGCGTATCCAAAGGCGGCACATCCGTCCGCTATGTCAATCGCGTCTATTGGTCTCAGCTCACGCAGATTGTCTATGATGACTTCGTACATCCGGGCAAAGTACTCATCGGCATCCGTGCACTTGCGACGGAGCAGCTGAGTGGCAACGATCCGGTAGTGACATGGGTACAGGAACGCTCGAAGGTCTATGTATGGAATCCATACAGCAAAGCGTATGAGGTGAAACGCGCAGATAATCCCGCGTGGGCGTGCTACGACATCCTGCACCAGTGCAGAAAGATCGGTGACCGCTACATTGTGCGCGGTGAGCCTGCGGAACGTCTCTCCTATGATATGTTCAAGGCATGGGCGGAGCAGTGTGCGGCGAAGGGCTACACGTTCAATTACATCTATGACAGCGCCATGCAGACGTGGGAGGCGCTGCGCTATCCGGAGGCAGTCGGGCGCGGCAAGGTCATCATGCAAGGGACACGCTTTACCTGCGTCTATGACTATGCGGCGCAGCCCTCGCAGCTCTTCACGGTCGGGAACATCAAGCAGGACAGTTTTAAGGAGGAGTTTCAGGGCACGCAGGGGCGTGCCAACGTCGTTGAAATTTCTTTCATGAACGCGGCGAAGAACTACGAGCGCGACGTGCTCCCCGTGTTTGCCGACGACTACGATGCCAGCGAGGCACTTGCCACACCGACGCAGATCGAGCTTATGGGATGCACAGATCTCAAGCAAGCGTATGCGCACGGCAAGCACGCCCTGCGTGCCAATAAGTACGAGCTGCGGACGTGCACGTTTGATGCCTTTGTGGATGCGATTGCCTGTACGATCGGCGACGTGATCCTCCTGCAGCATGATGTGACGGATTGGGGGAGCGGCGGCCGTGTTGTCAGTGTTGATGGTGCTGCCGTTACGCTCGATCGTGACGTCATGATGGCAGAGGGCAAGCAGTACCGTCTCATGGTACGCGACAGCAAAACCGACACGCTCCACACTTACGAGGTGCAGAGCGTATCCGGTGCGGTCGTCACGCTCACGCAGGCGGCAGAGATTGCTGCTGATGATCTCTATACCTTTGGGGAAGCGACCAAGGAGGCAAAGCCCTTTCGGGTGCTTTCGATCTCGAAGGGCATGACGGAACAGACACGCAAGATCACCTGCATGGAGTACTATCCGGAGCTCTACGCGGACGATAACAGCGACGTGCCGATCATCGACTACACGACGCAGAGCGATAAGCTCTCCGTCAACAATCTGCTGGTTGTTGTGGAGATCAAGACGCTGCCCGATGGTACGACGCTCTACGACCTCGCCGCTTCATGGCGCTTGCCGCGCAGCGCTGTTGCAAAGCAGATCAAAGTCGAGTACAGGCGCGACAGCGAGACGGAGTACATGACACGGGGCATCTATGACGGCAATGCAACGAGCACCACGATCGCGGGCGTCGCAGCGGCAGTCAGCTACACCGTCCGCGTCACCTGCTACAACGATCTCGGACTTTCCGGAAATGCGGCTACGCAGACCGTCTACACGGCGCCGAAGGATGTGCCGCCCTCAAAGGTGCAGGGGTTTGCCGCCGTGCAGGATGCGGGCAACAGCAGCGTTCTGCAGCTGACGTGGCGGGCGAATCCGGAGACAGATATCCTTGGATATCGGCTCTTTGATGGTGCTGGTACTGTGCTTGTCGATCTGATCGGCGGGACAAGCCACAGCTATTTTATCCCGGCATCCGGGACGTACACGTTCGGCATCCGAGCGATCAACCGCTCGGGGGTGGTTTCTGCTGAGACGGCAGAGGCATCGATCACCGCGACAGTTGCGGCGGGCAGTGTCGCCGTGCCGGATACGCCGCACAGCGGCGAAGTACAGCTGCAGGGCGGTGTTGTAACGGCCGCTTGGGAGGCTGTGACAAACACCTACATCGACTACTACGAGGTACGCACAAACAGCAACATGGGACAGCTGGCAGGCCTGCTCGCAAAGACCGCCGATATCCGCTCTGCAGTAGCGCTTACGGCGCGCAGTGGTACTGTGCTTGTCTACGGGCACAATCCGCAGAAAGGATACGGCGATCCTCTGAGTATTCATTACGATTTTCCGACACCGACCGCACCGACGATCAAGATCACGAATACGCTGCAAGGATTCAACGCTTCTATCCAGAATAAGCCCGAAAATGTCAGCGGTACGCGCGTGCATATCTCGGGTGCCGGCATCAACGAGACACTCGAAACGACGGGCCTATTTGTTTCCTACACAGGTGCAGCGGGCATCTACACAGTGCAGGCGGCGTGCTTTGATGTGTTTGGGGACGGTGCGCTGTCTGCGTCGCATGAAGTTATCATCAAGTCGAAAATCGACAAAGATGCTATTGAGAATCTGACGATTTCGGAGAAAGACCTTGATGCGGCCCTTGCGAAGAAACTGCAGGATATGCAGTCGAGCCCCGGTGCATCGCAGGCCGCAGAAGAAGCAAAACGCGCGGCCGCGGCGGCACAGAATACGGCGGATGAAGTTCGTACACAGGTAAAAGCAGCGCAGGACAGCGTGTCGTCCATTGTTGCACGCCTCTCGGGCAACCCGCAGACCTCGGGGTACAGTGCCATCACGCAGCTCTATAACGGACTGCAGCTCAAGGTCAACCAGGGCGATGTCATCTCAGCGATTAACATTGCACCGAACGGCGTGCGTATCGATGGGCGGCTTCTGCATATCACGGGAAATACCCAGTTTGACGGCAATATCATCGCCAATCACATGATACAGGCAGGGGCGGGTACGGCCGGCAAAACCCAGGGCGGGGGG